TATAAGAAGCAGAAAAATACATTTCCCAAGATAGTATATTTAATTTATTTAATTGTAAACATTTATATATCATATAATTAATTGGTAATTTAATTATTAATATTTTATCAGTTTTTTTAAAATATAAATTTATTAATTTAAACATATGTTCAATTTTCATATGAACATTTTTATCTAAAAAATATTTATGATCATTATTATATTTAAGAAGAATTAAAAGCCTAAAAGCATCTTTATAATGTTTTATTTCTTTAATAATATCTGCAATATTATTAATTAATCCTTTATTGTATTTATCTTTTAAATATTCTAGTTGTTTATCATCAATATTAATTTTATCTTTTATATACTCCATCAATTTCATTTTTAAATGATTATTTAAAGTATATGTGAATTTTAATGGTTTGTATGGAATTGATGGTTTTTTTCTTGGTATAATTAATTTAATATTATCTTCTTTTTTTATAGAATCATTTTTTTCTACTTCAGTATATTTACTAAAATCCACTAAATTATTATTCATAATAGTTTAAATAATAATTTATTTTTAAGTATTAAATAATCAATTTTATACACTAGGAATAAATTGCCATTTTAATTCTTCACAAATATTTTCCCAAATTTTATCTTGTTGTCGTAATTTTTCCCTACTTTTTAATAATGGGAAACATTTAACAAAATCATCAAGTTCTAAAAGTTGACACGATTTATGAAGCACATATGAATAACTCAAGAAATTAATCCGATCTTTAGGACAATGTTTTTCAAACGGTGCTTGAATTTGTTTAAACATATGTCTTAATTTTTCTTCTATTTCTCTACTTATAGTTGGTGGTGGCATCCCACTCAGTTTACTAATAATATGGGTAGTATGTTCATAATAATTAGTTAATCCAAGCTTTTTTAATATTTTTTTCATATATGGTAGTGTTAATTTTTTGAGATTATAAAATCTATTTTTATGTAATTCATTAAGAATTCTATTATAAACTTCTTCTGGTATTTCAGTATTTTCTTTTGCTTGAAATTGTGATAACCATTCAGAAAAATGATTAATCCTTTTATAAGGATAACCTGGTTTACTATCAGGTACGGGATCTTTATAATTTGGTCTTTCACTTTCAATAATAATCATTTCAGCTTCACCACATAATCTACAAACATATATACCTTCTGCTTGAATTAAAGTTTTATCAACTCCACAACTATCACAAGTTTTAATAGGTGTAAATCTATTTCCATGTTTTGGTATATAATCTTTATCTACTAATATTCTATATTGTAATGATAGTTCGGCTCTATTATTTTTGGTATCCTCGTCTTCTATATCTGTTTTTTTTTCATCATTGCATCCAAAATAAGTTAAAATATCATTATCGTTATTTGTAATCTCGTTCCTCTTTCTTCTTTTTGGAGCTCTTTTACCTTTACTCTTTTTTTTTGATAACATATTTAATCTATCAAGAATATCTAGTTCTTTTTTTTCATTGCTTTGTTTTTCCTGAGAAAGTTCTGGAAATTCTTCATAAAGATGATGATCATCATCCTCAATTAGATCGTAGTAATCCATTAATAATTCATCTGTATTACTATAATAATCCATTTCTGAAATATTATTCTCTATGTCAAAAATTTCATCTTGGTATTCAATAATTGAAGTTTTTAAAAATGCTCTTGAATTAATATCATCATTAGTATAACTACTTGAATTTTTATCTTCTATTTTTTTTAATTGTATTTTCATCTGGTCTAACTTTTTTTTTTTCTTATTAATTGTATTTCTTCTCTTTTCAAATTTTTCTTGCATTTTTCTATGCAATTCATCCAGTGTACATATTTCATTTGTATGTCTGACTTTGTCAGGTTTAGTTTTAAAAGTTGACATTTATATCATTTTATTATTTAAAGATCTTTAAGTATATTATAGTTGCGGTTTTTTAGATCTTAATTAGTCTTAAGAATAATATAGTATAGAATTCATTTTTATAATATGTCCACAAATAAATCAATAGTAATATACATCATACAAATTGTGGCAATTTATCATGCAATAAATCAAGGTTGGAAAATAAAGAAAATTGGAAATCGGACATATGAACTTTCCAAAAATATTTCAGATACTTGTAATTTTAATTTAAAAAATTTTATTAATCAAATTACTGTTTTACCATTGAATTGTTATTAAATACTTTAAGAATAAATAATATATTGAACTAATGACATTTGAAAGTATTTGTAAATTAATAATGTTTGGTGAACAAGATTATTGTTTAATGTCAACAGAATTACTTAATGCAAAATTAAATATTACTAATTTAATTGATAATGAATTACTTAATACTAATTTAATTGATAATGAATTAGATTATACTAATTTAATTGATAATGGATTAAATGAAACCTAAGTATTAATTAATAGTATGTATAAAATTAATTTGTTTAATTTTGTATATTTATTTCTTTATAATAATCAATAATGACTGGTGGTTTGTTACAATTGGTTGCTTATGGTGCCCAAGATGTATATTTAACAGGTAATCCACAAATAACATTTTTTAAAGTAGTATATAGAAGGCATACTAATTTTGCCATAGAAGTAATAGAAAGGGAATTTATAGGAGATCCTGGATTTGATAAAAGATTAACATGTATAATAGGAAGAGATGGTGATTTAATATCAAAAATGTATCTAAAAGTTACAGTATCAAGTGTTAATACAGATGGTAATAATTTTGCATGGGTAAGAAGACTTGGTCATGCAATAATAAATACTGTAGAAGTTGAATTAGGTGGTACTATTTTGGACAGACAGTATGGAACATGGTTAGATATTTGGTATGAATTAGCAAGACAAGGTGATCATGAAAGAGGATATTCATATATGATTGGCGATATACCAGAGTTAACACGTTATGAATCTAATAATAAATCAGAATATACAATGTTTATACCATTGCAGTTTTGGTTTAATAGACATGTTGGTTTATCTATACCAATGATTGCTTTACAATACCATGATGTAAGAATTCATGTTAGATTTAGTCAAAAAAATGAAGTAATTATTAGTGATTGTAATTTTGATTCTTCTCAAGTAGCTATTAATGATGTTAAATTATTAGTAAATTATGTATATTTAGATTCTGATGAAAGACGAAGATTTGCACAAGTAGGTCATGAATATCTTATTGAACAAATACAATTTAATGGATTGGAACGAGTACTTGATCTTAATTCTAGATATACATTAGATTATAATCATCCTACTAAAGAAATTTTTTGGGTAATGAAAAATGGCATATATACTACAAATACTGAATTTGTTTATTATACCCATTTAGAAAATTGGGATGAAATAGATCCAGATCGTAGTGATGAAGATGTCCCAATAAATTTAGCCGCTAAAAAAATAATAACTGAAAGTATTAGTATTGGCACAGATCCAACTGATGAAATTGGTGGTAATTGGTCAAGGATAAATGGACAAAGTATAGCATCAGTTGGTAATATTAATATTACGAATAATAATTCAAATCCAGTTTATGTCAATCCTGAAAGTTTAAAGATTGATGGATATGGTATTACTGATAAAATAAATGCTGATATACAGATTGATACAAATGGTAATATTCTTTTTAATAGTATAGATTGTGAATTAACTGTAAGAGATTTAAGTTTTCCTATTAGTGAAATGATTGATACAAGATATAATAAATGTGATCCAAAAGTTTATCAATTTCACAACTATGGTATTTTACTTGATGGTACAGGTAATCCAATTAAAGAAGGATTATTACAATTAAACGGTCATGATAGATTTGATAGAAGAGAAGGTGCATATTTTAATTGGGTACAACCAGAACAACATCATTCTAATACACCTGCAGATGGTATAAATGTTTATTCTTTTGCATTATACCCTGAACAACATCAACCATCTGGAACTGCAAATTTGACTAGAATTGATTCAACTGAATTAATATTAGAATTTTGTGATGCAACTATATGTAATGTCCCTACTTCAATTCTTCCTGAATTTCCTGTTATTAATAATGATAATAGAATATATATCTATGCAATGAATTATAATATTTTAAGAATTATGTCTGGTTTAGGTGCATTGGCTTATACAATGGGATAATTATTTAATTAATTAATTAATATTAATATATTAATTAATTATATAAATGGAACAATTTAATTTTGGTGTTCACTGTGTTAGTAAAGATTATAATTGCTATAATGAAGTTAAAGTTAAAAGTTTCAAAAGTCTTTTTGGCGATGTAAGAAATTATAAAATCCCTTCTAGTGATACAATTCATAATATGGCATGTACTAATAAAGTTGATACTAAAGGTAAAATATGTATTTTAAAGGATGATCCTAATATGAAAAAACAATTTACTATAGGAGGCATGTACTATAAACTAGTAAAAGATACATTCGGAAATATAGAAGAAGTTCATTATTTACATTCTCCAACAAATGGATATAAAAAAGTAAATACTTTTGGTGAATTTTTTAAATATATATGGTTAGCAGGAACTAAAATAGATGAATTTGAAAAATTGAAAGGACCTGGTTCAATACCAAATGGAATAGAGATTGGTAATAACAATATTGTTATTATTAAAGATGTTGAAAAATATATAATGTCAGAATGTCCAACTAAAGATTGCAAAGATCTTACTGTTTTAGATAAATATCCTAAAGAAATTGCTGGAGGTACTGGTCTATCATTATTTCTATGTTGTTGTTGTTGTTGTTGCTTTTTTATTTTATTAATACTTTTATCAGCAGGTGGAACAAGTGAAGAATAAATTTAAATTTGTACTTTTAATTTATTCTTATGGATTCCACAATATGGACCATTTTTAGACTATTTGTATTATCCATAATTACTATTAATTATTTAAATAAAATTAATTATATTTAAATAATAAATCACTTTTAATAAGGTATTAGTCCAGATAACTTTTTTCTTCTAATACTCCATTTATCATAATCAGGAATATTTTCTTTTCTTGTTAAATAATTTGGAAAATCTCCACCATAAGTTCTTGGTTTACCAAATAATTTAATATTATTTGATGACCAATGACTAGTTGTTCTACCCTCTTTTACAGCTTTGATTTTTTTAGCTATATCCTTTTTTGTTGCTCTAATAGAAGGCGTCATTGCCAAATATATAACATATCTTAATCTTTCTATTTCTCTATTCTTTTGATTCGGATATCCGGAATGAATACATCTTGAATCAAATAATATTAATGATCCTTTTGGTGCATTTACTTTTTTAAATTTTATTTTGTTTTTAATAATATAATTAACATCATTCTCATTTAATTTATACCAATTACCTTTTGGATTTTTTTTATTATTTTGAAATAGTTTAGTATGTAATAAATGTGATCCTTCTCCTATAAATAAACAACCATCTTCATCTCCACTATCTTCAAAATTTGCAACACCTTGAATACTCCATTCTTTATTTATATCTGTTATTATATTTTGATCAGTGTGTAGCCAACAATTATCAGAGCTTCTTACAAATCCAGTTTCTGGTGGTCGTGCAATTGTTGCACCATCAAATGATACTAATAATTTATTGGTCTTATGAATTTGAGAAAAAATTTTGATCACATTTTTATGTTCTCTAATTTTCCACATAAATTCTTCATGTCCTAATGTATGTTGTATCATACCTTGATGTAATGACATTATCCAGTTTTTATTACTCCATGTTGTTTTATCATTTCTTTTAATTCCAGTTCCTAATCCTTCTAACCATTTCCACATAGATTTTATTGTATCATTACATATTTTATTACTTAATACATTTTCAACTACACAATATCCATACTTTTTTAATTTTGAAACTGGATCTTCTCCAAATTTAATATGAGCAATATTATCATCTTTTAAATGTTGTGGTCTTTTAAATGACATTGAATATTAGTAATATAATAAACATTTTTTAAGTGATTGTGTTTAAGTGTTGATTTTAATTTATTTTTAATAAATATAAAAGTAATGACAAATAATGAGTTTTATTTTATTATAGAGGGTGATATTCATGGTCATGAAACCGATGATTGTTAACTTAAGATTCATGATTACAAAATGAAGCCAGGTGAAAGAATTAGTAGAATTAATAAAACTTTACCAATTGATTTTGTTTTATGTATAGGTGATTTGACTAATCATGGACAAGATGGTGGTAAAGATTTATTATCAAATTGTTGTTGTTAGATAAAATACCACAAAATAGAGAATTGCAAGCATTCAAAAAACACTATGTTAAATCTGTAAAAGATACAGGTTTTAAATTATATTTATGTGTTGGTAATCATGATCTACCAGCTACTTCATATAAACCAGTATATAAATATGCTATAAATAGACACAATGCAACAGACCCAATTTTTAGAAGTAAATGGTATGGAGGTAAATATAAATTTAAACACAATGGTGTTACTTTCTTATGTCTAGGTGCTTATCCAAATGATAACAAATGGTTATATAATAATTTACCAAAGAAGGGTAAACCAGTAATTATTTGGTATCATTATAATACATCAGTCACTGAACCTTTTTCTGATTTTTGGTCTGTTGAAGATAAATCAAAATTCTTTGATACTATTGATGGACATAATATTTTATGTATATGTAATGGACACTGGCATAGTACTAATGTTGGTATGTATCGTGATGTTTATAATGTTAAAGGATCAAGTAGTAAATATGCTATTATACATATTAAAGATAATAAATTAGAAAAAGTAATATTTGATAACGGTTTAGATGAAAATATTTCTAGTACTGATAGATTAAAAAAGTTTGAAGAATGGAGAGTTAATAATCCTGATTATGATAAACAAAATCTTAATACTATTATCGACGAAGATAAAGAAAATTAAATTATTAATGGTTATTTGTGTATACCACAAAAATCTCCATATTTTTTGTATTAAAACATCGATTGTTATTTGCAGTTATTGCAGAACATCTGTTATTTTTATCTGCAATTATATTTTCTATTATTCTTTGTGTTTCACACATACCATTAATATCCACATCAATAGATGATTTTAATCTAGGGTTCATGTAATCGTTATCAGTAACCCAATCCTTGTTATAATTTATCTTATATTTTATATTCGATAATTCATTATTTAATTGTTCAAGTGATAATGTATTTAATAAACTATGATTATTCATTGTATTGTTTATCTAATTAAAAGTAAATAGATAAATATGTTAAGATTTAAATATTTTATATAAAATCTTAAACCATATAAAAATTGTAGTAGTAAATAGTATTGAAATTCCATATATTGATTCATCAGATGAATTAACTGAGGATTCATTTGAGTATTCAATTGATGATACATACGACGGTGATTTAAATGATAATATATATTCATTTAAATAATTAAATATTAAGCTTTTTATATTTTTTCATAATATCATTATATTTTTCTTTAATAGAAAGTACTTGTTCTGTAACACCCCAAATAACTTTATTATTTCCATTTTTATTTTTTTCTGGTAAATTTATCCTAAAATGTCTAGGTCTCGTTTTACCTGCAGAGTAATATTTAACATATTTAGGTAACATGTCTTCAGTAATACCACAATTTAATGGTAAAGAATTATTCTTATTTTTCATTTTTAAATCTTCATTTGGATCATATTTATTCAATTCTTTTATCTCGTCATCTGATATTCCTATAATATCTTTTTTTAATAAGTATAAATTATCATTTTTATTTGATTTAATTTTAATTTTTAGGTTAGCTTTTTCTATAATATCATAATATTCATTTAATAAATCCCAACTTTCATCATTATAATCACTAGAAACCATTAATCTAGCAAATTTATCAGGATATTTCTTTTTTATATCTAATAATATAATTTTTGCTTGTTCTAGTTTGAATTTTAAAGAATGTTCTTTTGATTTTGAACTGTCTTTACCTATTCTACCAAGTCCAGGTATATTTTTAAATTGTACTCTCATACAATTACAAGACTTGTTAAAATATACATTTCTTGGTACAACATCTATAGTAAACCCACAATCCTTTGGTAAATTACCAATTCTATTTTTTGGACTTTGATTTAGGTTTTGTTCTGATGATGATTTGAGTTGTAAGTTTTTAATGCGATTATCTGATTTAATTCTATTTAAATGATCTGCTGTTTCTTTTTGACCCTTTCCATTAAATGTCAATTTATTAATAATATAATTATGTTGCATTAGACATATATTTCCTAATGGATATGGTATGGATGTACAAATATATCCACTTTTATCTTCATACCATTTTAAATATATTATCTTGTTTTTTAATTTATAATCAACAACAAAAGGAGTATTTCTATTAGTTTTACATATTAAATAATTTTTTCCATTGATTAATATTTTTTGATATTTTGTATGTTTATTTTTCTCATTTAATTTTTTTTTCAAACCGATTGGTATATAATATTCTTTTAAAAACTTTTTTTAATTTTTATTTTTTTCTACATTTTTTTTATATAATTTATTTTGTTATTTTATATTATTAGGATTTTTTTTTATTTTTTTTTTATTA